TTGTTGTAAATCGAGTTTAACTTCTTCATCAGACCAACCGAATATGTGTTTCTTTGCCCAAGTTGATGATGTTGCTTGAATTCCGTTACCAGGGTCGGCAACTAAATCTTTATACAATAAAACTTTCTCTTTCCAAACATCAATCTTCAACAAGTCAGCTTGAGTTGATGGGTTTGTTAAACCTAGTGTGAAGTTAGATAATTCGTCTTCAAAACCTAATAAGAAAAGATGAATAATCGCAATCTTATTTAGTTCCGCCAACATACTCTTTTGAATACGGTTAATCGTTCGAGCAAATCTAATATCTTGTAATGATAAATTTTTACCATCACCAACAACTTCTTCAAATCCCAAGAATGCCTTAGGAACACGAAGAGCCGTTAATAATTTCTTTTGGATGTATTCGATATCGGCAATCTCTGATAAGTTTGTGGCGCCAGGTAATGTATCGATTGGCATCGGTGCTGCTGGGTCACGAACTGGAACGAAGTAATCTTGGTCAACCGCCATTTGGTTGAATCTCATGTCAACGTTACCTGTTTTACTATCAACAATTTGTTCTCTTTTAAACTTATTTGCAACACGTTGAACATATGCTTCAACATCATCATCATTCATATTTCCCACGAATACTTTGAACACCCTTCTTTCAGGTGCTCTTGATGTTCTATATATCAACATCGCATCCTCAGATAACAATAACTGTTTCCAAATTCTTCTTGCTTTTTCCAACATTGAAGTTCCGTATGGAAGTTTTCTATCGTCACCTAATAATCTGAAATGACCTATTTCCCACGTTTGAAATTCCATGTTTTTATTCTTCCATGTAAATGTAAGAGCTTTATTGGGTTCAGTTTTTTCTATCGAAAGAGAAATCTTTTGGCTCGCACCAACCTCATGTCTTTCAATTTCGATTGTTGGTAATTGTTGACACCCAACAATACCTTTTTCAGGGTCTAATTTTAAATACACAAAGTTATCACCATACTTACAAGTGTTTCTTGTCCACATAGGTAAATTGGTATTTATATCCAAAGCATTGTTAAATAAATCCGCAAGAACTGATTTTATTCTTTTGGACTCAGAATAGATTTGAAGTATGAATCCATCTTCATTAGTCGTTGTGGATTCCTCGGCATAAATGTCTAAGGCTGCAGAAATCTCAGGAGTATACTCCATCGATTCATAATCATACTGAGCAGATAACCTTGATGGTTCATAATATATCGCTTGTGAATAAAGGTTGTTTTCAACCTTAGTCCACTGGTTTCCCAAATAATAAGTTTGTTGTGCTTGAAGTTTTTCCTTCTCGTATTCTTCCCTACTTTTTGTGCGTAATATTTCTTTTTTATCAAACTTAAAAGTTGGATAATCTTGACCTAAAAGTGAGTTAGGTCCAAAAGTTTTGGATAATCGTTGCCAAACCGTTAAATTCTGTTCTGCCATGATATAATTTTACTTAATACTTCGATAATATAAATACTATCAAGCCCCAAATAACCACTTATATGTTTCGTAGTCTTTTTTAGATGGACCATTATTGTATCCTCTTGCGTCTTTACCCATCTGTGGAACCATCGGATTAAAGAAATCAGAAGTATTTTTGTTTTCATGAACATTACTTGTCCATGAATTTAACATAGCCTTTGTATGATTTGTAACTTTAGTTAAAGATTGAAAAGATTTTTCAGCAACATAAATCGCCATAGAAATACCCATAATACAATCATCGTGGTGATTTTTCTGATGGTCTGGTCTACCGTTTACATAAATGAAAGTATTCATTTCATTGTATAATCTATTTGAATAAATTTTGAATTCATGTCTCGCAGCTTCTTCCAACGCAGCAATAATTTGAACTCTTTTACTGTTAAAATTAATTCCAGGTATTTTTTCATTTATCTTGGGGTCCCATTTCCATTTGTTAAAAGTGTCAACGTTATCAACGTATAATCCACCACCATAAGATAATTCTTGCATTTTCCTCGCTGTAGAAACGCCCATACCTCCAGTAATATCGACTACACAATAAGCATTATACATTGTCCCCCACTTATACGCAATTTCTGCAATAACATCAGGTGGAACTTTTCCAACATATTCTAAAACCTGTTCTCTTTCATCAAAATCAATAATCTGAATACATGAGAAATCCTCAGAATCTCCTCGAGATACGTCGACCCCCATTACATATTTGTGACCGTTTACTGGCTCTTTGAAAATCCAAAGGGAACCCCCCATGAGTTTTGCCGATGGTTCTCTCAACATATTCTTTGCAATATTTTGCATCAATTCGGATTCGAATACGTTATCACCTGAACCCAAGAAGTTACATTCCAATTCCTGAGCAACTTTACGTCTATCGTATTTGAGTTTTTTAACCATACTCTCAAACCAAGCGGAACATGGTTTATACCCTTGTTCAATGTAGTCTGTTGTTACAGTATGGTCTCTATCATATGGATTTTCTGTTGATAAATCTACAACAGAGTCTTTCGGATATTCTTCTCTGTTTAACAAATAATGAACCAAATCATTAGTTTTAACCATATACAAGTCTCGTGTATATCTTGGGTCACGATACCAAAACATTTCAGATATCTTGAAATCGTTCATGTTTCTTAATGATTGGTCATAGATTTCATAGTAGATGGGGTCGTATCCGTTTGGAGTAGAAACAACAATAACTTTACCACCCGTAGATAGTGAGGCCATACACGCTGACCAAAAATCTCCGTCAGCCTCAATGAACGCAGCCTCATCAAAAATGAGGATGGTTGGAGTATAACCTCTCAAGGCATCTTTCGATGTTGCCACCGCTTTTACTTCACAGTCATTTGTTAATTTAAAGTGTCTTTGAGAATTCTTTTCTTTTGCAAAACTAACCCCAACCCATGTTGGCCATTGTTCAGTGAAGCTTCTAATCTTATTAGCCATCTCGACAGATGTATCTAATTTGTTGGCAATGATTAGAATCTTTTCAGGTTTTTGTTTTTTGGCAAACACCAATTTTTTTGATGCCCAAGCGGCAGTAACCGTTGATACACCCGCCTGACGATACTTTAATGCAATATTTTCATTGTATTTGTCGTAATCCTCAATAAGGCTCACTTGGTCAGGGAAAAGGTCTAATGGAACATACTTTGATACTGTATTATCGTATGTTTGTAAATAAGTTCGAAGTGCATAAGGAGTATTCCTCATACACTTCGTAACTTCTATAATTAATTGTTCTTTAGTCACAAATTATTATTTGGGTCTAGATATGCCCAAACTACTCAGAAAATCATCTAAATTATCCTCATCATCTCCATCAGAATCAATATCTTCTTCCTCTTTGTAATCCTCAAATTCTGATTTCATATCAATAGCTTCTCTCATAATTTCTTCAAATCTTGAAGTTGCTTTTTTTATTTTTGACTCATCTTCTGAGATGGCATTTCCTATAATTTCCAAGAATTCTTGTGCCGGTATTTGGTATAACAAGATATGGAACCAGTTTATTAGACCTTTGTTTGATTCGTCAAACATTGAATCGGGTAATGCGTTTCTAAGCCTTTCCACGATTTCAGGTCCTATTCTTAATTGCATTGGTTCATTCGCTAAAGTATCAACTTGTGCTTGAACTTTTTGACGTAAACCTGGCTCTTTTGGTAAACCATGTCTACCTTTAGCCTCTTCTAATCCTTTGATTATTTCATGACATAATATTGGGAATATAAGTCCAGTAGCACTTATTTTGGTGTCAGGTGCACCTTCACCACCTTCATCATCACCTTCATCATCACTGTCAGCATTACTCAATTTTACTTTACCAGCAACACCTTGACCTGTTTGACTCATCATCTCAATCATTTGTTCCATAGTAAAATACATGAAATCATTGATAGCCATGATACCTAAATAATCTCTATATAACGATGGGTCTATTTCATCCAATCTCGCTTTTACTGAAGGTTTTTGAAAAATGTAATGACCTTTTTTCGCAGAACCTTGGATAATTGCATTGATAATATTTCTCTTATGTTTTTCAAGTTCTAATTGTTCTTCATCTGTTAAATCTTCTACATCAAATGAAGGTATTTCAAGTTCGTCTTTTTCTTCTTCTTCTTCTTCTTCCTCATCATCTTCAGGATTGAATCTAAAATCACCTGTGTCAGGTTGACCTAATTGAGCATCAATTTGATATCTTCCTTCAGGAACTTCTCCCTCTTCTAAAGAAGCTTCAACGGCTAATTGTTCAAGTTCTTCTTTGTGAGCAGCTTCAATTCTCATAATGTTAGGGAGTCTTCTCATCATTTCACTATAAATCATCCCTTGAACTTGTTGAGAACTAATATTTTGGTTTCCAACAACTTCTTTTAACTTATCCGCAACTTTACCAAATCTTTTACTTACTAACCTTTGCACGTCAGCAGGACCTTTTTTCATTGCAGGATTTTGAGCATAAAGATTTTCTGGACTACCTAACTTTCTTTCCAAATTCGGGTCCATTCTTTCTCGTCTTCCACCGTAATCTATTTGTTCTTTTATCTTAGCCATTTTTTTATTTTTGTAATAATTTAATAATCGTATCAATCACTTCGTCTTTAGCATCTTCAGGAGAAACCTTTTTTGCTTTTGGTGCTGGATTTTCGTTAGGGTTAGGATTTTTGAAAGGACTTGGTGGTCTTTGTGGTTTTGTTCCAGGTTTACCTGGTTTTGTTGTTGGTGATGTTTTTGGTTTCGAAGGAGCCGTTGCAGGAGCTTCAGATAAGTATTTCATCAAATCACCCTTAGTGATTTTTGGTGGTAAGTTCTTTTCTACAATTTTCATAATTTGATTTTCAAGAAACAAAGATACAGGATTTTTCCCTTCTCCCAATTGTTTTTTCACAGATTGGACACATCTTTCAAATTTTCTTGTTTTCTTCGGACCAACTTGGGCGTGACATATTGCATAAGGGTTAGCCTTTTCTTTTTTAGCCTCAGCCATACCCATCATACTTCTTTTATCATCAGAATCATCGTCCATTCCATCAGGAGCCATATCGTTAGCATCATGAGGAGCTTCCTGACCTGTTATGTTTTGTAGAGCGTCTGCCCCCAAAGCGTTACTGTCTGAAACATCATCAGTTTCATCTTCACTAACTTCTCCCTCAGCAGTTACTGTTACACTATCGTCAGCATTTACTTTAACACTACTTCCACCAGGAATTGATTGTCCTTTGGCCTTCATTGCATCCACTTCAGACGCAGGATATGTTGTTTCTTTCTTTGTTACTGTAACAGCTTCTTTAGTTTCTTTTTTCTCTGAAATCAATAATCTTGAGTGTAATGTGTTGATTTGAGATTCTGTCAATTTATGGACAGTCTTTGCTGACAATCCTTTCTCAATTAACTGTAGTGCTTTTAAGTTAGTTTTCATATACAACTTTCTTTTCAAATTCTAATATCAAATCTCTTTCGTAGAGTTTGTCTTTTATTTTTTGTTCTTCCTCTCCAAATCTAAAAACAAGTCTTTTTTGTCCTTGTTCTTCTTCACTTTCCCATGCTAACGCAACTACATCATCCATTGCGTCTATCATACAAAAAAAATCGGAGTTCTGAATCAATTCCAACTTTACATCAGTTTTTTTCAGAACTCCTACCTTTTTAATATATTTTAATTCAGGTGGAGTTGGGTAACCATTTGATGGTTTACTCTCCCAAGCTTCCCCCCACACATCCAAACTATCTGAGAATATGAATTCGTAAAGGTTGTCTCCTTTATAGTTAGGTCCTAATCCGTTTACGTAAATCAAATAACTCATATTACTAATCCTTCTGGTGAAATCTTTACTTGTTTTGTTTTATTTTCAAACACCAAATTTTTCTTATTAGTAATTCCTATAAATTGGAAACTGTAGTTTTCTTCTAAAAACTTTTTAGCCGCCAATTCTTGTTCAAAAGTTTCTGTCATTTTCACAACATCTTTCATTTTTAGTTTTACACTTTCTCTAATCAATTGTTGTTTGTTAGCCTTTCTTTCTTTATTTTCCAAAATTTCTTTTTTTGAAACTTCAAAATATTTCGAAATCACTTTATCAACTTTTGATTCTTTGAAAATGCTATCGAAGATTGCTCCTTGACCTTCTCCCATTTCTGGTTGTGTTTGGTCGATATCAACATCCATATCTGCTTGAATATCTTCAACTTCAGTATCGTCAGTCATATCTTCACCATCCATATCATCACCACCTAAATCTTCAGAATCACCTTCAAATTTTGACATGATGTCTTCTTTGTCTTCTTCAGATAATTCACCTAAGTTCAAAGAAGATAATACCATGTTGATAACGTATTTGATATCCTCAGAAGTCATTCCTTGTTCGTTGTCTAATACTCTTACCTTTTGTGTTAATTTACCTGTAAGTTTTTGAATTGTTTTGAATGTAACCTTATC